GGGGTAAGTTCCTGACCATTACAGAAGGTGAACTGGACGCCCTTAGCCTATACCAAGCATTCGGGGCGCATTACCCGGTTGTCAGTCTACCTAATGGGGCCGCAGCCGCCTACAAGGACTGTCAAGAGGCCTTCAAGTACATCAGTTCATTCGAGACGGTGGTCATCATGTTTGACGCTGATGAGCCCGGTCAGAAGGCCGCTGAGGAGGTAGCTAAACTGTTCATCGGTAAGACAAAGATAGCCACCTTGGACCCTGAACTGAAGGACGCTAACGGTTACCTGACAGCACATAAGACCAAGGAGCTAACCAAGGCTTTCTGGGATGCCCCAGCCTACCGACCTTCAGGGGTAGTCAGCTTTAGTAGTCTTCAAGAGGCCGTGATGTCCCCCGCCGTGGAGCCCCTATTTCTGTTCCCCACTAAGGAGCTTAACGAGAAGACCGACGGGGTACGTGGAGGTGAAATTGTCATCATCGCTGCTGGTACAGGTGTAGGCAAGTCAGCCTTCGCTCGTGAGTGGATGGATGACGTCCTACTTCGCTCTAAGGTGCGTGTGGGGATGATGATGCTGGAGGAGTCTCCAGTGACAACCGCTAAGCGGCAGGTGGCAATCCGCATGCGTGTACCCATCTACCGCCGAGGGGTAGAGGTGGACCCTCAGCGACTTACAGCCACGTTCAATGAGCTTGCCGAAGGGGGTCGGCTAGAGATATACTCACAGCTGAAGGTAACAACCCCTAAGCAGGTCCTAGAGACCGCTGAGTACATGATTAGGGGTCTAGGGTGTGACGTGCTGGTGCTGGATCACATCTCCATTGTCATCTCCGGGTCTGAGACGGATAACGAACGTAAAGAGATTGACATCTTCATGACCAACCTGAGGGCCTTGACAGAAGCCTCAGGGGCTAGTATCATCGGGATAAGCCACCTCACCAAGCAATCTGGGGGTGATGCCCATGAGGAGGGAGGGCGAGTCACTCTAGGCCACCTCCGGGGTTCTGGGTCCATTGCCCAGCTGAGTGACATCATTATAGCCCTAGAGCGTGACACTCAAGGCTCTAGTGAGGAAGGTAGTAGCACCACGATTATCCGCGTACTAAAGAATCGCTGGACAGGTGACGTGGGTCCGGCCAGTAAGATGAGATACAATCCAACCCTAGGGGTGTCCGAGTACGTCGGCTCAGCCATCCCTGCACCAGAGCCTAAGGAGGCACTTTAAATGACATGGTATCTAGTTCTGTTACTCACTTTCACCGCAGGTCAACCAGTGGAAATCCGTATCCCTACACCATCTAAGGAGGTCTGTCAAGTACAGCTGGAGAACGGCTACATTCGTCAAGACCCATTGACGGTGGCGGTCAGTGGCTCGTGCGTGGCTGTGCGCAATGCCTAATGCGCCCATCATAGTTCCCGGTCTGACCGGGATTACCTCTGACCGGGGGGCTAACCTATCGGGTGCCTCCTTAGCTCAAGCTACGAACGTGTGGTTCGATCCAGAGGTAGGGAACTGGACACCACGGCCTACGCTGGTGCACTACGAGTACGACTACCAGAATAGCCTTGGGTTCCCGTCAGATCAGGTTGTGATGGGGGAGGGGAGGGCGGTGTTCACCACCTCTGACGCCGGAGCGCCAGTGAACTCAGACAATTGGGCTGTATTGAACATGGAGCAGATGGTGACCTCGCCGGGAACCACCAACATGCAGTTCTACCGTGGCTCCGCTCAGGTTGGTAGGTTCATGAGTAAGCCTGTCATCCTACAGGACAAACTAGTATTGTTCTACTACCAAGCCGGGACTTCTGAGTACGGCATATCAGACATCCCCCTCAACATCATCTCAGGGTCCTTCTACGGATTTTCAGGGCGGCCGAACATCACGGCGACAGGGAATCCGGTGGCGGCCTTTGGTCGTGTGTGGTACCTGTGTCGGGGTAACTCCGCCATTAACTACTACGCTCCGCAGTTGTCGTGGACAGACGCCCTTGGTACTACCCTAACTGGGGCAGGCTCGGGGACCATATTGGGTACGGGCAGCGCAAGTTACACCAGTGTGACGGAACTGAGTAGACGTCTAGTGGTTACCAGTAGGGACAAAACGTACCTCTTTGGTTCCTCAAGTGGGGGACCACCGAGTGACCCAAATGCCGCAGGCGGTATCACAGTTAACGACACTATTGCAGGGGTAGGCACTGATGTAGGTGACTGGGCAGTCAAGTCTGAAAATGCCCTGTACATTCTAGGGCCTTCCGGGCTTCATCGGCTGTCTACGGACAGCTTTAGTAATCAACCAGAGACGCTACAGCTGGGGGGTGAGGCGCTTCAGCAGCTCGCACGGGCTTTCTACGCAGAAACCGAGCCGGGTACTAGGGTAGGCTTTGGTGCAATGCGGCCGGGACTGATTAACCGAGCGGGCGGTATCTACTGGCCTCACGGTCAGTTGCTGATTTTCAGCGCACCCGCGTCGGGTAAGTCCTTGGTGATTAACTTAGCGGCCAACGGAGGAGCGAGAGCCTCCATCTGGACAGGTCAGACCCCAAGTACGTGGACCGTAGTGGGGAAAGAACTGTTTGGGGGGTTTCAGGGAGGCACCATTGACAACTACTTCAGCTCTCCGGGTACGCTGTCACCTAATGCAGGAATGACGTCGTACCGCCGCCCTAACCGAACGGACTTCTATGGTAATCCGGCACTGTACTTCGGTACCCGGACCACTGAGAAGCCTTTCCGGGTTCAGTTCATGGTGAGCGCTTTAAGTGGTCGTGCCGGAGTCACGCAGCTGTTCCCAAAGAACGTAGGGATGTCGTGCCGCTACTATGTCAATACGGGTGTCCTACTGGACCCAGCGCCGGACCGTACGTGGTCCATCAGACAGCAACAGGGAGAGGGGGAGGCAGTGCAGGTGTCCCCCACGTACAGTACGTTAGTGGACGGCAGGGCTACCCCTATCGCCTCCCCTGTAGGTAATCCACCCTATACCACGAGCGCCAAGTGGAGGGGTAACCTGAAGGGTTCTGGTAACAGTATATCAGTGGGTATTGATATATCAGATGGTCGATGGACTGAATTTGTAATCGACGGCATTCACGTAGGCTTTACGGAGGGACGACAGTGGGCAAATCGCTAGCGGATGTAACGTGTCAGGGTATCTTAATTGAGCACTTCTTCCCTGACCATCAGCAACAGGATAAGGTGTACATCAAGAAGGTGAACATTGATGCAGGCTGTGCCATGGGGATTCACCAGCACACGTTCACCCATAAGTCAGTCTTGGCCCGTGGGTTCGGCTTCCTGACACTTAATGGGGAACGCCTAGGGGTGGATGCAGGTACCGTCCTTACGGTCCCCTTAGGTGCTAATCACCTATTTGAGGCGGTAACTAACTGCGTCTGGCTATGTATTCACTCCACCGACGAGCAGGAATTAGACAAAATAACGGGGGACATTACCCCAGAGGAGAAACCACAATGACAGTAGGACTAGCTATAGCGGCAGCCGTTACAGCAGGATCGGCCGCGTATGCGGCCAACGAGCAGGCCAACGCAGCCGAGAACGCCTCCAACGCACAATCGGCCAGTGCCCGTGAGGCGGCACGTTCAGCTGCATTTACCCCGTACGCCGTGACCACCAGTCTGGGTAGCACTCAATTTACCAACGCAGAGCAGGCGCGTGCCAATCAGGCCCGACTAGATCAGGTAAATCGAGAGTACCGACAACAGCGGGAGGCCTTAGCGGCAGCCCCCCCACCCACTTCAGGCTACGGGGGGATCACAAGCATGTCCTTTGCGCCACCTGACCTCCAGATCACGGAGCGCTACGGCCAACGGGGCTTTATTGACCCTAACGATGGTAAGTTCTATCAGCTGGACGCCGGTGTCAATACCTCTAATGTGGACCCCCTCCTGCGTGAGAATACCCAGCAGGCCTTGGGTGCGGCCAACAGTGCCATGGGGCGTTATACCGAAGCGGCCAACGTCGATCCCCGTGTAGCGGCTCAGCAGCTGTATGAGCAGGACCGCCGTGCCATTGACCCCCAGCGAGCGCTGGAGCAGGATCGCCTGTACGCTGGTCTACAGGGTTCAGGCTCTCTAGGTCACCAAGTACAGGATGGTGGTTTCAGAGGCGGTCCCGCGACAGCGAATGATGCCTACAATCCACTAGCGGCCAGCTTCGCCCGTGGTAACGCAGAGGCGGACTACTCCATGTACCGTGGGGCTATGAGCGAATCCATGGGGCGACTTGACAGCCTTCTTCGACAGGCCGGAGGTGCTCAGAGTTTACTAGGGGCCTCACGAGCGGCTGAGACGGGTGATATTGCTCTAGGTTCTGAGTTAGGCGGCCGCGCAGCCAGCGCAGGTGCCAACAGTGCCCAGTATCTGAATCAGATTGGGTCCATTCAGGGTAACGCCGCCACTGCAAACGCGCGGGCTAATTCCCAGCTAGTGAATGGGGTGGTAAACAACGAGAATCTTCAGCGCCTACTGGGAGGTATAGGTACGAATAACAACCCCTCGTCAATCCCCTCCACACGCGGCGCTGATTGGCAGATGGACACGGGCAGTTACTCAGGCTCACCGGGTACTAGCCTTTATGGCTTTGGGGGCTGATATGGCAGCTAACCAAATACCAGCAGGACTCTTTGGGGCTGACTTCGACCCGGACGCAATCAAGGCGGCCCAGAAGCAGCAGACGCTGAATAACGACCTAACGGTGGCGCGCCTGACGGACGCCCAGTACCGCAACTTCAGTGCCGGACAGACAGGCGGACTAATTGGGAACGCGATCACTGAGATAGCCTCTCCGGGTAGCTTAGACCCTGAAGGCGCGGCCGCTCGTGAGGCTACCCGTGAGGTATCCCAAGGGGCTGACATCTTAGACGTGCTCAAGAAGCAGGCTGATAAGCTACAGGCCGCAGGACAGGTAGGCAGTGCCGCCCGCCTACGGGAGCGCATCGCCTCCGAGGAGGAGAAACGGGCCAACACCAATCTGCGTAAGCTCGAAGGGGAAGCTAAGGTTGCAGCCGCTCAGGCTAAGGTTAAGGCACAGCTTCAGGGTATTGACATGGGTGCCTACGAGGAGCTGTACAAGAAAGGGCATATCAAGCCTAATTCATGGCCGTTATTCGTCAAATCAGTCTCTGAGGGTAAGGCTGATCCGTCCCTTCTGGAGTACTCCCAAGGGGAGATAAAGACACACCGTACCGCTGACGGTAAGGAGGTCACCTACTTCCTAAAGCCTGACGGTACGGTAACCAACCTGACCCCTAGCAGCACAAACGTTAACGTAGGTGTGAACAACTTACCTAAGGCGGAGACCACCTCCCAGCAGGATCAGGTTAAGGCTATTGGGACTGTATATGAACTGGCTGACAAAGTTAAAGCGCAGTACAAGGACCTCTTAGACAGCAACAACCAGATTGAACAGGCTAACAACCTGTACAAACAGGCCACCACTGGAGACCGGTCCCCAGCCGCAGCCGCAGGCTTACGTGAGATGCTATACAAGATGCTCTCACAGGACCGCAGTCGGACCGCCTTCCAGACTAGGCAGATTACTGAGGCAAAGAGTATCCTAGACCGTGCGGTGGACTCCATCTCCAAGGGGTTGACAGGCGCTGACTCAGACGCTACCCTAAAAGATTACATTACTGTGCTCAACAAGCTAAAGGCCGCCAATAGGGAAGAGGCAGCTCAGGCGCTCAGTCAGACCCAGAAGGTGATGCGCACCTCACAAAACGCGTCAGGTATCACCATCGCGCCGGAGAACGAGAACCTTGTGACTGCACCGCTCATGCGTGTCCTAGGCATTGGTGAGCAAGCGGGTGAGGTGGCTGGCCCTACCACCACTACACTACCTTCTTCGGCTGTAGGGGCCTCGGGGGCAGGTGCCCACCGCGATGCCCAAGGGCGTGTAGCGGGTTTCCGCGCCCCCCGTATCGGTACGGCCCAAGAGTCCGGCCGAGGTACGCAGCCCCTTGTTAAAACCCCCTTGAGTGGTACCGCCCCCCGTGGTGCCCCTGTACAGAGCAACGAGACAGACGCTCAGGGTCGCAAAATCTGGAAGATACAATAATGGGTGTACGCTACATTGATGTAGACGGTGAACAGATTCCCGTGGATGACGTTTCAGTACCCGTAGGTTCTCCAGCTGAAGCACAGGTGGCAGCTCAGGTGCGTGCCCAGAAGGGTGGGAAGCCAGCGGCGACAACCAAGGTTGAATACATCAACGTACTTGGCAAGCAGCTACCAGTGCAGCCGGGACTGACTGAGGTCCAGAAGGGTATGATCGCCCGTGAGTACATGAAGGGGTTACCTCGGCAGGACACCGCCAACGAGTACCCGTACGATCAACCCCCTAAGGCGTCCGTCACCCTGCCACCAAAGAGTACCGCCCCTGCATATTCCTCTCAGGACCTGTTTAAGAACTCCCTGAAGAAGGGTTTCACGGGTATTGCGGGATTAGGTAACCTCCTCCTGTCTGGGGCTGACAAGGCCCTAGAGGTAGTCGGCGTTAAGCCCATCCAAGGTGGATACGAGGAGCGCAAGCAGGGTATTGAGGGATTCCAGACAGACGTAACTGGCGTCAATCAGACAATTAAGCCGCGTAACGCAGGTGAAAAGGTCATCGCAGCTGTAGGTGAAGCCCTTACGGACCCGACGAACCTGCTAGGTCCAGCGAAGGCCGCTGGGCAGTCTATTATTGGTAGTCTGTTCAAGAAGGAACTGGCAGCGGTGGGTGGTGCCGCAGGTGCAAGTGCTGCAACTACAGGACTGGAACGATCAGGGGTGGAGAACCCCTACGTGCTGGCCCTAGGTGGGGTAGCTGGAGGCATTGCCGGAGGTGCTGCCACTGGGGTCACTCCCACGGCGCTGGCAGGTAAGGCAGCCTCTACGGTCATCCAGAGTCGGCGTCTGTTGAAAGAGGTTAACGCCACGCAGGACCCGGCTGAGAAGGACCGTATCATGCGTGAATTCATGGCCGTCCACAACATCAAGCCGGGGTCAGGTGACGCAGTTAAGGCTCAGGTAGAGGCAGCAATAAAGGGTGTATCCGACGGGCGTCTAGACTACCTAGTGAGACAGGCCCAGAGCGCTGACCCTAAAATAGGCGACAAGGTAGAGGACGCCATACAGGTTCAGAACCGTCTGGGTATTAAGCTACCGGCAGTGGCCGCCACAGGGGATAATGCCGTCCTCAGGACTGAGGCCGCCAACCGCATATCGTCTTCAGCCGGTACGGCGGGACGTGCTAGTAACAATCAAGTAGTAGAGGACGCTACTGAGGGTGTTAGACGGTACGTAAAGGACCGCTACGGGGACCCTTCGGTACTGTCCGAGAAAGTCATCGCCGCTACCGATAAGGTTGCCACTACCTTGTACAAGAACGCGGATACCGCAGCGGCTCAGAGAGAAGGAGCCCTCGGTAGTATCAACGCCGCCATTGCAGCATTCAGTGGTAAGTCTGAGGTGGGTAGTCGTGTGGTCTCCCTCATTGAGGCACGTGAGCGCCTTGTACGCAGTGAGCTATCCCCCCTGTACAAAGAGAGTGAGGAACTGGCAAGAGCTAAGAATTACACGGTGTCCCCCGAGGTTACTCAGCAGATGGCGGACAACCTGACCTCCCTTCGTGATGCTAAGTTCATGACGATGTTTACGGGTCCTCAGAAGGCCGCCTTGGGTCGCCTTCAGAGTGCAGCGGAGGGTGGTGAAGGGTTCTCGTACACTGACTGGGAGACACTCAAGCAGGGTGTTAACAAAATGCGCCGTGCTCGCCTAGACAATGACACTCAGTACATGGTGGGTCGGATGTGGGATGACGTAGTTAAACCGGGTAGAGAAGCATTCCCCACCGAGTTTCAGGACCGGCTGAAAGCGGTGGACGCTCAGTACCTCCAGCGTGTAGGTTTAGAGCTGGAATCCGAGGGTATGCGCAACCTCAGTGGGAAGGCGCTGCATGAGCGCGTTGTACCCACACTGGTAGGGTCCCCACAGACCACCCGTGAGTTCCTAGCTGTAACAGGCCCCGAGGGTAAGGAACTTTTAGGGGAAGCGCTAAGGGCGGACCTACGTAGTTTCGTGGGTAGTAAAGCTGACGGAGTATCACCTAAGGCTCTCGCCACATGGATGGCGTCGCGTAAGGATGTATTGGACCAGCACCCTGAGCTAAAGACTGAGATTGGAGCAATGCACGGTAAGAGTGCCACCCTTGCGGAGGCTTCTGCGGAGGCTGAACTCCGCCACCAGAAGTTCATCTCAGAGGACCTGCTAGGGCGCACAGGGGGCAACATCAGCCGTACCTTGGATGCCGCCCTAAAGGACCCTCGTCGGATGCAGCAGCTCCTTCAGCGATACTCTCCCGGTAGCACTGGGGGTAAGAGTGATGTTCTTAACGCAGTGCGGTCACTGGCCCTTAACAAGATGGTGGATGACAGGGGGTTTCTGGACTCACTGAACGACGTCACAAAGCGTAACGAACTCACTAAGCTGTTTGCCGGTACGGAGACGATTAAGGACTTAGAGGCGGTGCTAAAGGCGGCCCCTATGTTAGCCAACCAGCTGAATACCATTCACAACGCCTCCGCCGGGGCGCAGTCTGGACTGGAGCAGGCAATGGGCATCACGGTGCCCTCCCTCTTGAGCCGCGTGATGGACCGCATTAGTGGTCCGGTAACCAAGGCCGCCAACATCGGCCGTACGGTGGCGATCAACAAAGCCAATGAAGCCTACGGCACTAAGATTGATGAACTGTTACTGAGTCCCGACAGCCTATCGTCGTTAAGCGCCGCCATAGCTAGAGCCAAGACAGCTAACGGTGAGGTGGACGCTGACAAGGTGCTCAAGGGGTTGATGCAGGATCAGAAGTTCGTGGGTCGTTTAAAGGCCGCAGGTAAGTGGGTGCTGAAGCAGGCTCAGTCCTCAGCAGAAGCGGCAGTGGTGCCGACGGCCCGTACGGTCGCCAGTCCTCAAGTGTTGGCCCCTGTGAGTGAAGAGCAGGGTGAACAGATTCCCGTGCGTACCCAACAAGAACTAGAACAACGAGAAGGTGGTACACAATGAGTAGTTTTGCAGATGCGGTACTGAAGGCCGCTCCACAATGTTCCCGTACAGTGGCTGAGCTGTTCGCCGCCTACGCCAAAGAAGCAGGACTCCCTAAGCGGGAGCTGTGCTCTCTAGTGGCAAACTGTATCGTAGAGACGGGTAACCTGACCCCTAAGTGGGAGTCATTCAACTACAACCCACAGGGCTTACGCACCATCTGGCCGATGCGTTTCTCGGTGCCCTTGTCAGAGAAGCTGGGACGTCATGGAGGACAGGTAGCACAGGTACAGGAGATAGCTGAGGTGGTCTATGGGGGCCGAATGGGTAACACACAGCCCGGAGACGCTTTCACGTACCGAGGAGGTGGCTTGATTCAGGTTACAGGTCGAGATAACTACAAGACCCTAGGGGACGCCATGGGGGAGCCCCTAGTCCTTTACCCGGACCTGCTACAGCAGGCGGGAGTCGCTGTACGTGCCGCCTTGACCTATTGGCGAGTGAACAACCTGTCAGAGACCCTTAGAGTGTACGGACCAGTGGGCGTGGGTAACAAAATCAACACGGGTTCACCTCGTAAGGGTGCCCATGGTGGCCTCCTTCGGCTGGCACTGTTCGAGCGCCTAGTGGGGTCCGACTTTGACTACTAAGGGGGAAGTGGTGGTCCCCTCCTTTACCGGTCCGGCGCTGGGCCGCCCTAGGTCTGAACTAGTGGCGGCCTCTACTCCAGCTAAGCCTGTGGGTAGGCCTCCCGGTGAGGCCGCTCGTATGGCGGAGTTTAAGTCAAGGGTGATGGGTACAGCAGGTACGCGGATCATTGACAAGATGGTACGTATAGCCTTGGATGACACACACCCTGACCAGACCGCCATGTTGAAGTTTGTAGGGTCTCGGCTGTTACCTGAGGTGGCCTTTGGGGGAATCAAGGCAGGCACTGGAGGCATGAACATCCATTTTCACATGATGGGGCCGACAGGCGGTTCGCAGGGGGAAGTAATTGACGTACCGGTAGTGATTAGAAACGGGGAGAGCGGCGAATGAGTGATACTGCAATTCAAGATTTTCTAGCTCAGTTCGATGAGACAAAAGAGCTTATTTCGCAATGGCCTGATTGGATGAAAGATGCAGCACGAGTGGCTACTGCATCGTTTCCCAAACCGACAGGCGGTTCGCAGGGGGAAGTAATTGACGTACCGGTAGTGATTAGAAACGGGGAGAGCGGGGAATGAGTATACTGGAGCAGTACAAGACTTTGTGTATCGAACACCACCGCTGTACAGAGTGGGGGAGTATGCACGGTAAGAAGTTTGATGGTGGTGGCGGAGGTACAGGACACCTCAAGGAGGTCTCGTTGTCGCCCACTAAACTATCGTATCTTTACTATCAGGAGTACCCCGGCGCGCAGAACTATCACCGTATGCCTGACAGTCTTCAGCTGTATTTAGAGGAAGCCATTAGGGTGTACTCTAGGGTGCTCTTAGACTACGCCTTAGAGGCTCAGAAGCAGGAATTACAGGGCGTCGCAGTGAAAGCTACGGCGGAGTACGAACAGCTTCTTAGAGACGCAGGACTAGCGGGGACACCTAGTGGCTCTTGACATTCGTCTACACACTAAACAGGCGGAGGTGTTCCAGTCAAAGAAGCGCTTTAAGGTAGTGGTAGCGGGTCGCCGGGGAGGTAAGACCAATCTAGCCATGTCCGTCATCATTGAATGGGCGGCCAGTACCACAATGAAGAAGAATGACATCTTCTACGTGGCCCCTACCTTTCAGCAGGCTAAGGACATCTTCTGGGATGAGTTCGTAGCGGTTGCTCGTGACATCATCCAAGAGACACACATCAACACGGGAGTCATCACCTTTATCAATGGTGTGAAGCTGCATCTGAAGGGGTCGGACCGTCCCGAGACCTTACGGGGTAAGGGGTTACGTGGGCTCGTCATTGACGAGTACGCTGACATGAAGCCCTTTGTCTGGGAGGAGATTTTACGGGCTACCTTGTCGGATGCCATCGCACCGGCGCTGTTCATTGGGACACCTAAGGGTCGTAACCACTTCTATCAGATGGCAATGAAGGCTAAGGCGCTCCACGATGACCCCGATTCGGATTGGGGGTTCTGGACGTTTAAGACCTCTGATAATCCCTTTATATCTAAAGAGGAGATTGAGAAGGCCCGCACTGATATGTCCTCCATGAAGTTCGCTCAGGAGTATGAGGCGTCCTTCGTGGCAGGCGGTGCGGGTCTGTTTGAACCCGAATGGGTCATCACCACCGGGGAGAAGCCTAGAGGGTGGACCCCAGTAGTGGCCGTGGACTTAGCGGGGTATGTGGTCAAGGAGCTGAACTCAGGGAGTCAGAACAAACACTTGGACAGTTGTAGCATCTGTCCGGCGTTCATCCAAGGTGAGAACTGGGTGGTGCCTTTCATGGAGTACGGCCGCTGGACGGTCGCTGAGACCGCTATACGCATCATCTCCGCCTGTAAAGAGATCGGGGCGTTGATTCTAGGGGTGGAGAAGGGCCTATCTCTCCAGTCGCTGTACAACGAACTTCTATCGGCCATGCAGGTCCTAAACTGGTATGTACGGATTGTCCCCCTGACTCACGGGAATACAAAAAAGGAAGATCGTGTTGTAAATGCCTTGCAAGGTCGCCTAGAAAAGGGTAAGATAGCCTTCATACCGGGCGACTACTTGGCGGAGTTCACCGATCAGTTAGTACAGTTCCCAGCACCCGGTGTACATGACGATTTACCAGATTCACTAAGTTTAGTTGACCAATTAGCAAAGTTCTGCTACAGTGTAGAGGAAGATCAGAATTACGAACCCCCAGCTGAACCGCTGGACCCCATTTCAGGTTACTAGGAGAGTTTCATATGTTCACTAATGCCATCGCCGCTGGTCGCCGTTTAGGTAAGACACTTAGCACATACCTTCGACTGCCACCGGCGGTCGTCACCTTCATTGAGAAAGTGGAGCGCATTTTAGGTCGTATTAACGGGCCAGAGGGTGTCGTAACGGGCGGGGTCAGGCATGTACGCTTGACCAAGAAGGGCCGCCCCCATGGGTACTCCTTCACCAAGAAAGGTCCCGGACGTCGGGCGCTGACCGGTCCGGTTTACGAGGTAGCTTAACGTGGACAACTACGAACTGGGGGTAGACCCCAACACCGACATGGAGGCCGCCGTTGTACGGCAGAAGGATGCCGCCCTGTTGGAGTACATCACAGGTACTGTAGACCCGTGGAGGACCTTCCGGGAGCAGGAGTACGAGCGTAAGTTTGCGCAGTACGAGCGCCTAGCTCGGGGGGTGTGGTCCGAGGAAGACCGCTCCAAGATGTCTGAACGCTCCCGCCTGATTACCCCCTTAACCATGCAGGCCATCCGTACCGTTACTGACGAAGTGGATGAGGCTGTTATCAATTCGGGGGACTTCGGAACCCTGACCACTAGCCCTGTTCTCACTGGCCGAGAAGCCACAGTGTTTGGCCTTGTACGTGAAGAGTTTCGTCGCCGCTTAGCTAAGGACGGATGGAGGACTTCCCTGTCTGAGGCCATTCAGGTCGCTGCTACCTATGGTTCGGCCTTCGGTGAGCTGGAGATGGAAGAAGTGACTGAGCACCGAGTCACCGCTCAAGGTAACATGGTGGGTAGTGAGGCTGTACCGCGTACGTGCATCAAGCCGCGTATCTGGAGTCCTCGTAACGTCCTCGTAGACTGGAACGCCACTGACATTCAAGATAGTCAAGGGATTGCCTTTGAGGAGCTGGTCCCTAAGCATCTAGTGTCTACCCGTATTGCTGAAGGTGTGTACCGCTCAGTGACCTTAGGGGTAGTGGAGCTGGATGCAGATCGTAACCCTAACCCCGATCAGACTATTCGCAACGAAGGCGTTGAGGTAATCCGCTGGTATGGAAAGGTTCCCAAGCACCTCCTAGAGGACTCGGAAGGCTACGCCAAGGCCGTGATGGAGGAGAACACCTCAGGCTTTACTGAGGCCATCGTACACATCGTCAACAACCAGATTGCCCTTGCGGCGGCCAACCCCACCATGCGTCAGAACCGTGGCGTGGAGCACTATCCCTTTGAGCACCTACCGGGTCGCCTTCTGGGTCGTGGTATCGCTGAGGCAGGCCTTAACATGCAGGCGGCCGCTGATGCTGTGGTGCGTGCCCACATGGACAGCTTGGCGGTTACCAGTGTACCCATGACAGCTACGGACATCACGCGGTTCCCCCGTGGGTTCAACTTCGCTATTCAAGCGGGGAGGAACATTGGCGTAAACGGTCCTGTCACGGATGCCATTCAGCGGATTAACATGGGCTCAACAGACCCTATGCTGCTAGCCACGGGACAGACGTTTGAGCGCCTGTTCATGCAGGCCACCGGGACCTTGGATAGTGGTGTACTACCTGACTTAGTTAAGGGGGGTACTGACCCCACAGCTCTCATGATCGCCATGGCGGCTCTGATTCGCCGAAACCGTCAGCGAGTAATGAACTTTCAGTACCGATTCCTTATTCCCCTACTGGAGGAGACGTACTACCGCTTAGTCCAGCTGGAGCCTGATGCTTTCCCGGCGATCAAGGCCTCAATTGAGCCGGTAGGTACTGTGGGTTCCCTTGAACGGGAGTTCGAGACAGGTAAGCTACACAAGATTCTACAGACACTGGGTCCAACCAGTCCATTGGTACCTCTTCTAATGGAAGACATCGTGGCTATGTCGAATAGCCGCAGCCGTGAGAAACTACAGGGTAAGCTGGCTGAGGTAGCTGAAGCTGCTATGAAGAAGGCTCAATCTGATGATGGACAGGCAAGCCGAGAGAAGATGGATCAGATGAAGTTCATGGCTGACTTAGAGAACGTACGAGCACAGGTACAGAAGACACTGGAGGAAGCCCACCAGTTGCAAGTAGAGACGGAGCTACTCCCACGTCGTACTCAGGCTGAGTTTATTGCCGCACTGAGTAAAAACATCCGCGAAGGTGGTGGAGATGATGCAGAGTTCCAAAAACGTGCTAGAATAGCTGAACTGATGTTTAAGGAACGTGAGTTAGATCAGAAGGATGCCGACCGGGCGTCTAATGAGAAGATCACACAGATGCAGAACGGAGGGGTGGATCACTCCGAGTCCTACGCTGAGTTGAAGAAAAAGCTGGATGACCTTAAGGGTACTCTAGACGCGCCTAGTGAGTTCATCATGGACGAAGAAGGCAACATTACAGGTTCACGTAAGCGGGTCGCACCGCCTCCTGAGCCAACCACTGAATTACCACAGGAGTAACTACAATGGCTTTACAGAAATCTGACCTATGTCGGGACGCCGCTCTCGATTCATTCGAGACGGTAATTGGAACCGGTCCCTTCTTACGTGTCTACAATGGCACACCACCGATCAATGAGACGGCGGCCCTATCCGGTAACACATTGTTAGCTGAAGGGGTGCTCCCAAGTGACTGGATGTCAGTAGCTTCTGGGGGTATCAAGCAGAAGTTCGGTACGTGGACCTTGACAGGGCAGGCCGGAGCAGGTGCTGGAACTGCGGCCACCTTCGGACGCATTGTGTCGTCCGGTGGTACCTCTCACGCTCAGTTCCTTATCGGGGCCGCCTTGAGCCTCAGTACCAACGCCCTCACAACCGCCCCACATTCAGTACTTCCCTTTGCGGCTACCACTGGGGTAGCTGTAGGGATGCGCGCTACAGGTACCGGCATTGAGAATGATACCTTCGTGATCGCCTTCACGGGAACTACAGTTACCCTTTCACGTACCCCACTAGGTGCCATATCTAGTGCGACCTTAGTCACGTTCAACTATGACGGGATAGTGGACAACAACAGCATTGCGGTAGGTCAATCAGTCAACGTGTCGGGCTTCGCCCTGAATGCAGGTAATTAAATGAACTTAAACCATAAAACCCAACTAGCGGCTCGGGTCATCGAGAACATCGTTAACCATACCGATGAGGACCTAGCTGTACGAGAAGTGTACCTCCGTCACTTATTGACGGTGATTCAAGAGGGCATTAACAGCGCGGAGACTGAAGTTAGCGCACGGGTTGCCCAGTTGAGTGCCGCCACTGAAGGAGGTGCTTAATGGGGTCCGTACATTCAGGCCGACTTGAGCGCTGGATGGGTGGTGACACCATTAAGCGCCTCCAAAATGACATGAAGGGATGGTACGGCGGTCCCGTACAGCTGATTGACGTACCGGGTAACGTAAGTGTTACCCCAGACGGCGACTTTGTGGGTAACCTCATTGGCGGTCAGGAAGTGTCCTGTCTGGAGTCGATGGAGGGTGACCTTAAGAAGTGGTGGAAGGATGAGTCTAAGCGTAAGCACCTCATTCGTGTCTTCAGTAACCCACGGGCACGTGCCCAGCTAGGTATGGCCGGGTTCACCTCGCTGTCTGACTTAGTGAGTGAAGCCACCGTGGCGGGCAAGATGCAGCCCCTAGGCGGCAACATCCAGCGTGTTGGAACCACCGGAGTTATTGGCTCAACTAATAGCCTTTGGCGTGTAGGTAACGCCCCCTTTGCGGGAGCTGCCGCAGCGGCCTTACCGGGCGGTACGGTACCCACATCCGTCACTCAGGGTGCCTTAGGGTTCGTGAATCCGCCCTCGGGAGACCTCCAGTACATTGTCTCGGGGGACATACAGGCTAGCTCTGGCCCTAATTCGCTGCTCATTTATGACCGCCTGTTTGCGGGGGCCTTAGCCATTGGCACCACCGCCGCACAGCCCATCACTGGTGTCCCTACCCGCTACACCAACACCGTAGCCGGGCAGCCTAATTCAGCGGTAGGTAACTTCTTCTTCCCGGAGATCGGGACGGTATTACCTGCAACCGCTCACACCATTTCGTGGGTGTTCACCAATCAAGCAGGCGTAACCAATCAGGCAGGTACTACAGTTACGGGGGTGTCTGCCGGTGCTGTGAATCGCTTAGACATGGCGAATCAATGGTTCGTTCCGCTAGGTACCGGCACGGCACACACAGGTGTTCTGAACTTGACAAGCGCCACGTTATCCGCTACTTTGGCGTCAGGGGCCATCGACTTGGTAATGGGACACCCGCTGGCATGGGCGGCGATACCTCTCGCAAACATAGCTATGCCCTTTGACTGGGTGTGGCAGAAGTTTGCCCCGGCACGTGTATTTGACGGCGCTTGTGTGGCTATGCTGGAGGTGGGTAAGGGGGCTACCAATGCCACCACTTACACTGGCTCCATTATGGCCGCGTGGGGGTAACGAATGAGCCTACACCCCCTTCAGGGGGTTTGGGGACGGGGTAGACGCCGCTTCTGGGGCGTAGACCCTACGGATAGCCTAGACGGCCTTAAATTACCGCTAGAGGACCCCGTAGCCTCAGGTCCCGTTGACTTAAGTGTGGTACTGTACGAGGAAGAGCACGTTACAGCTTCATTCCTCACGCAGATGGAGGTGCAGTTAGATGTACAGGGATTTAGTGACCACAGTGTAGGGTCCACCTTAGGGGTACTGTATAACATCAGCGTATCAACTAGAGGTGACTCAGCGGCCGTGGGGGGAACCCTTGCTGGTGCTGTAGCATTGACTGTTTCAGGCGTTTCCTACGCGGATTCCCTTACTGTACTAGGGGAGGTCCTCAGTAACTTGGGGGTCTCCGTTAGGGCAGAGGACTCCGTAAGTGGACAGCTGAGTAACGTCGGGGCCTTAGCGGTGGTGACGTCAGGGGAGGACAGACTTACAGCTGCTTCAGCTGCGGCCATAGGCCTAGCCGTAGAGGCGTCCTACAGTGAGTCCCTAACTGTTGATATGCAGGTTCTGTTAGCTGGATTAAGTTTGACGTGCTCCCTGTATGAGGAGGAGTCAGTGCAGTCCGCGCTGGAGGTGGAAACTGTACCGGTAGTCCCTGAGAGTCCCTCAGGTGGGTCAGGGGGACGCCAGCGTAGACGTGAGCGAGTTGCACGGGTATTTAACAAGGTACAACGCCGAGAGGTTATCTCTGATGAGGAACTTAGGCAGCTTATAGAGGCCATCAAGAGTGTAGACGCCGCATCAGTGGGTGTAGACAGGCTACTTGTGGAGGCTACGAGCTTGTACGAAGAGGGGGTCAAGCAGAGGCGGAGTCAGCACCAGCAGCAGCAGCGCCAGCAGGACACCGAGGAACTAGCGAGGCTACTACAGGAGGAGGCCGAGACTCAGAAGCAAGTGGAGGAAGTGTTTAAGCGCTTAACAAAGAAGAAGTCCAACTTTACCCGTGCTAAGGCACTATTATTGGTTAACTGACATGAAAAAACTATCTGAAGTGGCTCTTGAGTCTTGTGCGTCGGCCCCCCTCAGTAAGGAGGATTTAGAGAAGGTCCTTGAAGTGGTCCGCAGTCCCGGATGGGGCATTATCCGACGCTGGTTCATTGAGCCCGCCTGTACATTAGGCCCTACTGATATTCAGCATGACGTGCCTGAATCCGTAGAGTACCAGCTGGGGGTGTTCTTCGGCTGGGAAGAGTTTGCCACAGGTTTAGAGCTACTGGAGAGTAACGCCGAAAACACCCTTGACTTAGTGGAGGGTCGCCATGCCTAGAGTCATGCGAGACTACCACTGCTCGGTATGTAACACTGTGGAGGAGAGGATCACCTTCACAAGTAACAGTCCCGTAGTGCTCACCTGTCACACCTGTGCTAGCCCATTAAGTGCCCTCGTATCCGCTTCACGCTTCAAGCTGGACCCCATATCAGGGGATTTCCCTTCCGCAACTAGACAATTTGACCTTGTACACCGCCAAGCAACCCACGTAGAAAACAACCGGAGCTACTATGACCCAACCTAACCAAACCCCTTCGTACCTTCTGGATGACCGCGACCCCACCACAGATGACCTGCGTAAGTCAGGTCTACTCCCTGAGGTTACCCAACCGGCCGCCCCAGCAGGTGCCCCATCTCCCGAGCTTACCCGCATTGAGGAGTTCATCGCCAATGCTCAAAAGGCTGAGGTAGAACGTGCTACCCGCATTGAGGAAGTACTGAAACGATTACAGCCCGCCGCCGTGGAGGAGCCTCAGTTATCCCCTGAGGAAGAAGAGACGGCGTTCTTGGCTGAGTTCCTTGCCACCCCTAAGACAGCTCTAAAGAAGCTGAGGGAGCAGGAAGCGGCCCGTGCTACGGCCACCGAAGAGGCACGTAAGAAACAAGACAAATCAGCTAACGACCGCCTTAAGGAATTAGTGCCAAATCTATCAGAGCTGGATAAGCCTGAAGTGGCACAAG